CCCGAGAGCTACCGGCGGCTACGACGTCGCCGTGTACTGGGGCCTGGACGAAGTCCGGGTGCTGCGGAACCTGGGCGTCAAGGACGTCCCCTCGCCCATCTACGGGCGCTACGACTGGCCGGGGCGCTACACGCCCATGGCCCATCAGAAGGAGACCGCGTCCTTCCTCACGCTCAACCGGCGTGCCTTTGTGCTGAACGATCCCGGCACCGGCAAGACCATGGCCGCGCTGTGGGCGGCAGACTACCTGATGAAGCGCGGAGAGGTTCGGCGCTGCCTGATCCTGTGCCCGCTGTCGATCATGCACACGGCCTGGATGCAGGACATTGGCAACTCGATCATCCACAGGAGCGCGGTGGTCTGCCACCACTCGCAGGCGGCACGCCGCATCGAGCTGGTCCAGCAGGACTTCGAGTTCGTCATCTCGAACTACGAGGGGGTCGAGATCATCGCTGACGAGATCCGCAACGACGGCAGGTTCGACCTGATCATCGTTGACGAAGCGAACGCGTACAAGAACCCGCAGACCGCACGGTGGAAGAAGCTGGCCGCGATCATCCGGCCAGAGACGTACCTGTGGATGATGACGGGTACGCCCGCTGCGCAGTCTCCCCTGGACGCGTACGGTCTGGCCAAACTCGTGAACCCGAAGAACGTGCCCGCGTTCTACACCGCATGGCGCGACATGGTCATGCAGAAGGTCACGATGTTCAAGTGGGCGCCCAAGCGCGACGCGCCTGACAAAGTCTTCAGCGCCCTGCAGCCCGCGATCCGCTACACCAAGGCCCAGTGCATGGACCTCCCGCCCGTTGTCACGGCCACACGCGAGGTGCCGCTGACACCGCAGCAGGCCAAGTACTACAACGCGCTCAAGACCGCGATGGTGGCGCAGGCCGCAGGCGAGACGATCACCGCAGTCAACGCAGCCGCTGCGCTCAACAAGCTGCTCCAGATCAGTTGCGGCGTGGCCTACACCGACAACCACGAGACGGTCGAGTTCGACGCCACGCCCCGGCTGAACGTGCTGCTGGAGGCCCTGGAGCAGACGGAGCGCAAGGTCATCGTGTTCGCGCTGTTCCGCGCAGCCATCTCTACTATCAACAACTTCCTCAACAAGCGCGGCTACGCGTGTGAAGAGATCCACGGCGGGGTCACGGCTGGCCAGCGGGCGGACATCATCAAGCGCTTCCAGACCATGCCAGAACCACGCGTGCTGGTCATGCAGCCCCAGGCCGCAGCGCACGGGATCACGCTGACAGCGGCGGACACGGTGGTCTTCTACGGCCCCCTGATGAGCGTCGAGCAGTACACCCAGGCCATCGCCCGGGCCGACCGCAAGGGGCAGGACTCGGACAAGGTGACCGTCATCCACATCCAGGGCTCGCCCGTGGAGCGCAAGATGTTCGCAGCCCTGGCAGGCAAGGTCGATGACGCCCGCCTGCTCGTGGACCTGTTCAACGAAGAACTTAAAGAAAGGGGGTTGCCAGACGCCAAAGGCCGTGTGTAAAATCTTTGACAAGCGGGCTAAGTGACCCGTGACACGAAAGGAGTAAGCATGGATCAGAACGAAGAAGCGGACGCCGTGCCGCTGGACAAGTTGGTTCGCATCTACATGAAGATGCGTGCGAAGCTGTCGGAACTCGACGCAGAAGTCGAGATCATCAAAGAGCAACAGCAGGTGATCAAGAACGAGATCAAGGACCGCATGCGTAGCGTCGGCGCCAAGTCGATGAAGACTGCACACGGTACGGTCTCGCTCACCGAGAAGACGCGCTACTACACCCAAGACTGGGACTCGTTCAAGCGCTTCGTCATCGAGAACGATGCTGTTGACCTGTTGGAGAAGCGCATCGCGCAGACCAACATGAAGTTGTTCTTGCAAGAGAACCCTGCAATGGTTCCCCCGGGATTGAACTCGGACACGGAACTCGACGTTTCCATCCGCAAAGCTGCGGCGTAAGGAGCTATTCACGTGAGCAATGTTGCACTTTTCTCCCCCTCCAATGTCCCTGCATTCGCCAAGAAGCAGGAACTGTCGGCACTGGCCAAGTCGCTTGCGGGCGGCGGCGCTGGTGGCGGCAAGCGCGTGTCCATCAAGGGCGGCGTGTTCCGCCTGCTGGTGGACGGCAAGGAGATCGCGGCCATCGAGGAGCGCTACCTCGACGTCGTGCTGGTGAACGCCGCACCCAAGATCGGGCGCACGTTCTACATGAAGCAGTACGACGGCGACACGCCGAGCGCCCCGGACTGCTGGAGCGCCGACGGCGAGAAGCCCGATGCGACCGCAGCGAACCCGCAAGCGTCGAACTGCGCAAGCTGCCCGCAGAACGCCAAGGGCTCGGGGCAAGGCGACAGCCGCGCCTGCCGGTTCAGCCAGCGTCTGGCTGTGGTGCTGGCCAACGACATCGAGGGCGACGTGCTGATGCTGCAGGCCCCTGCGGCGTCGATCTTCGGCAAGGCCGAGGGCGAGAACATGCCGCTCCAGGCATACGCCCGGTTCCTGGCCGCGCAAAGCGTGTCCCCCGAGACGGTGGTCACGCGGATGAAGTTCGACACCAAGGCGGAAGCGCCCAAGCTGTTCTTCAAGCCGATGCGGTGGCTGACCGAGGATGAGTACGCCATCGCTGTGGAGAAAGGCCAGAGCCCCGAGGCCAAGCAGGCCATCACCATGACCGTCGCGCAGATGGACAAGGTGCCCGCTCCGATAGAACTCCCGGGCAAGCCTCCGCAGCGTGCGGCGGCTCCCGCCCCTGCTCCGACCCCGGCGCCCGCGCCCGAGCCCGCTCCTGCCCCCGCTGCTGCCGATGATGACGAGGCCCCGCCGCCTGCTCCGCGTCGTGGCCGTCCGCCCAAGGCGGTTGTCGAGGCCCGCAAGGCCGAGCAGGCTGCTGCAGAGGAGACGCCCGAGCCGGTCGTCCAGCGCGCACCCGTGCAGCCCCGCCCCGCGATGCCGACGCAGCTTGCCAAGCTCGCGGAAGATTGGGATGATGAGTAAGTAATTGGGGGCGGCATTGCCGCCCCCTTCGCAATATGCCCTACTCAATCGACACCATCCACCGCATCAGGAAAGGACCGCGCAACCTGGGCAACACGCTCGGGCGCATCGCGGTCGATCTTGATTTCTCCGTTCAGCGTATCGCGAAGGCCACCAACGCTACGCGTCAGACCGTCTACAACTGGATGTCTGGTGGCGAAGTGATGGGCGCCTACCGCCCGGTCGTTGAGCGCTTGATCAATATACTGCAGCAAGCACAGACTGCAGACAAAGCATGGGAAGCAGCATGTCAGGAATTCAACCTTCGAGCTTGACACCCAGCGAATTGGTGCGTTACGCGGAATTGGCCAACGTCAACGGCCTGCCAAAGCATTGGTGCCAGGAACTCATTGCCGTGCTCGACGCATACGTCACCAAGTACGGCGACGAAGCGGTAGCAAAGCGCCCAGAGCAAGCACCCCTTTTCTGAGGGGAGCCGCTCTTCATGGAACCGCAAGAGTTTCTTGCGGCGGTATTGCCGCCGCCAGGGCACGGCTATTACTGCTTAGCGGACGTCTACTCCGCAAGCAAACCGCACATATTTGTAGAGCAAATCGCGGACTTTTGGCCGACCGTAAACGAATGGCTACTGCAGCGGCAGCATGTGTTTTTTGCGCTTGCTACGTTTGACCCAGTAGTTTTGACGCTGAAGAAAGACAGACGCACCGTACACAACTCCCGCTATCTCAAGTCCCTGTTTATCGACATGGACGGCTACGCTTCCAAGAAGGAGGCGGCATCTGCACTGAGCGCTTTCCTTGAGCGCACCGGTCTCGACGCGTTCGGCACGCCGTGGGTGGTGGCCTCGGGCGGCGGGCTGCACTGCTACTGGGCGCTGGAGGCGCCGGTCGAAACTGCGCAGTGGGTGCCCGTGGCAAGGGCGTTGAAGCGCCTGTGCAAGCAGGAGTCTCTGGCCATCGACATGAACGTGACGGATGACGCCGCCCGGGTGCTGCGCGTCCCGGGGACACGGAACTTCAAGCCCAAGTACCCCGAGCCCCGGCCCGTCAAGCTGCTGGTCGAGGGCTGCACAGTGCCGTTCGAGGCGTTCTCGCAGCACATCTTCTCCCTGGTTGGCGAGCCCGAGCCCGCCATACCCACTCTGTCCCTGCCAGGAACACGCCCCACGGCCACAGCGACAGGCGTGAAGCTCGTGGAGAACAGCGCCGTCCGGTTCAAGACCATCCTGATGCGGACCAAGGACGGCGACGGCTGCGCCCAGCTTGCGCACTACGTCAACAACGCCAAGGACGAAGGCATGGAGCCGCTGTGGCGCGGCTGGCTGTCCCAGGCCAAGTACTGTGCGGACGGTGATCGCGCCGCGAAATGGCTGAGCGACCTGCATCCCTACGATGCGCAGCGCATGCAGACCAAGCTGCGGGAGATCAAGGGGCCGTATCCCTGTCTCAAGTTCGACAGCGAGAACCCAGGCGTGTGCCAGAAGTGCCCGCACTTCGGCAAGATCACGAACCCCCTGGCGCTTGGCAGAGAGCTTGTGGCCGACAACGCGCCCAAGGAAATCGAGATCACGCCTGCGGACCCGGACGATCCAGAAGCGCCGCCCATCACGGTCGTGCGCCCCACGCCGCCCAAGGGGTACAGCTACGGCGCCAACGGCGGCGTGTACGTGGACAAGATGGTGGAGGAGGCTGACGGCACCAAGCGCAAGAAGCAGGTGCTCGTGCTGCCCTACGACCTGTTCGTCGTGGACCTGCTGAACAAGGAGGGCGAGCACACCGTCCACATGGTGGCCAACCGCCCCAACAAGGCCATCGACATCCTCATGCCGCAGCGCTACGCGGTCAGCAAGGACGAATGCGTCAAGGCACTGGCGCAGCAGAACATCATCGCGGCGTTCGGCCCGGGCAACGACGTCAATCTCTACGAGTACATCCGGGCGTGCGTGGTGGACGCCAGCACATCCAAGCAGCCCATCATCGTGCCGCAACAGTACGGCTGGCAGGAGGACGGCTCGTTCGTCTACAGCGGGCGCGTGTTCCGCCCCGACGGCACCTCCCGCACGGTGCCCATGCCTGACCTAGCCAACCTGACCCGCAACACGCGGTCCCAGGGCACGCTGGAGGGCTGGCGCAAGCTGCCGCAGATGCTGATCAAGCGCAAGCTGTACGACCATCTGGCCATCGCCAGCATCGCCTTCGGCGCCCCGCTGATGCGCTTCACCCAGATGAGCGCGTTGACGTTTCATGCGGGCTCGACCGACTCGGGCACCGGCAAGTCGCTGGCCCTGTCCCTGCTGAACTCCGTGTGGGGGCATCCGATCAGGTATCGCACCGGCAAGTCCACCTCGCCTGTGACCATGCAGCAGCGCATGGGCAACCTCAACAGCCTGCCGTTCACGAGCGACGAGATCACGCACAAGTCGCGTCAGGACATGGAGTGGTTCCCGGGGTTCATCTTCGACGCGTCCGAGGGCCAGGGCAAGGAGAAGAGCGAGGTCCACCACAACCGCGAGCGCATCAACAACGTCTCGTGGTTCACGCTGCTGCTCCTGACCTCCAACACGCACATGCACGACTACATGTCGGGCGCGCGCAACCATACGTCGCAGGGCGAACTGCTGCGCATGCTGGAGTGGACGCCAGAGGTCAAGCTGGAGTGGTCCCCCGAGGAGGAAGACCTCCTGAAGTCGCTGAGCAACCACTACGGGGTCGCAGGCGAGCGCTACGTCAAGTGGCTCGTGCAAAACCAAGAGCTTGCACGGAGCGTCACGCTCAAGGTCATCGCCAAGATCAAGGTGGACT